CCGTGAAGACACTGCCAGACGATAGTCGTAAACGAGATAGAGATAATTACCCGAGCCGTTAAAATTAAAATTGCCAGAATAAAGACTAGCGCCATCAGTACCAGGCGTAACAGTTAAGTCGGTTGAATTAGAAAGTATAGTCTGTATGTTGGCAGGTGTATTAGAATACAACTGAGTAGTTCTCCAGTACTTTAAATTGTTTTCAGCAGGTAAGAAATTAAACACATCGCCTGCTAGCTTTGCGCTTTGAACATATACCGTAGCCCCTTGAGGAGGGAAAACGCTGGAACCTTGGTCCCCTGTAAGAAGTTGATACTGAGACACAACGGGATTTGTTCCCGCGTCAAATAAAACAAACTCAGAGTAAGTAGGGCTAGGCGTGCTACCGTCTTCAAATCTAAACTGACTGTGTATCGTTTCGGTGTTCTGCCAATCTAAATTAAGCGATACCATTATCACGTTAATCTCAGTAGCGTCAGGACACTCTACGGTAATAGGCAAGTTGTTGACGGCTCCTCCATTCGCTGTTATTACAACAGACACTGTATTGGGAAGAAGACCTGTTTTAGGGATAGTTAACGAACCCGCTCCCGTTTGGTTTAAAGCTGAATAAGTAGTGCCAAAAGTAGCTACTACGTCAAAAGTTACTCCAGAGCCTAGAATAGGAGCGCCCCATACAATATCTATATCACCTACCGCACTACCTACATTGACGCAGAAAGAGTTTGTCGACCCAGCTTGTGGAATCGAAATAGTTTGAGGTATACCGCAGTTAATACACTTGGCTTCTACAGGTAGTAATATATCGTTAGAGGCCAATACATACTCATCCAGATACGGGTCAAACCCTCCTAGCTTTTGAGTGGTAAAGCTCTCGTTAAAGAGGTCTCTAAACCACGAGCGCATACCTGCCTTGGAAATTACCGTTAGCGTTTCATTGTTAGCCGCTGTTCCTCGGAGTTGTATTACAGCGCCGCGTTTAGCATCGGTAAAGTATTTATCGAAACCAAACTCAGCGTAGCTCTCTGGGTTAGCCGAGACACCGTACTCTTCGACTCTGGCAACTTGCTGGCCTAGGATAACAGGTGCGGCGGTCAAAACGCTACCGCCTTGAGCGTCGGTCAGGACGTTCTTATTGACAACGACATAAGAGATACGGTCCTCTTGCAATACCAAGATGTCCGTCTCTCTAGCCACCATCTTTTGAATAGGTCCGTACACGTCCTCTAAAGGCTTGAAATTAAGAAGCCCTAGGTTGAACTCATTGAGTTTGTTTACGTTACTCTCGTCGTTGTATATACCACTGTACGTGATGTCAGCAAAGCGGTCGGCCTCTTTAAAGTCCTGAGCAGAAACCAACACAGCGCGTTCTCCTAACTGGAACGACTCGCCTACAGCGGAGTCCTCAATTTTATAGCTCTCTACACCGTTACCAAACGAATAGGAATTAAAGAAATCCAGGTCCACTACACCCTCTGTCGTAGCGTCTTGGTTGGTGACGTTACCTTGGTGGTATCCACCCGTAATGGCATAGTTTTCGCTTCCTTCATAGAAGATATCGTCAGCTACTTCCGCTGGTTCAGTCTCAAAAACAATAAGACTTCCAGGTTCTTGTATCGTTATATTTACTTTAGTTATAGATGACCTGTTGTCTAGGATTGCCCCCGTGGCACCAGAACCGTTCTGACACCTTAAGTATAATCTCTGAGTAGACACAGGACCAGTATCATTACTAATGCTATAAAAGAAAATCTGATTGTTATTAGGCACAAACGGAATTATCGTGCCATTTGAACCAGCATTAGCTGAATAAGAACCTGGATAGTACGTATTTGTATTTGGACCTCCGCTGTATTGGCATTCTACCTCACAATTCATTGCGTTAACAATTATCGAGCCCACTCCTTCTCCGTCCCAAAACGCTTGAATGTCGGAATAAGATTGGCTAGCTGCAATTGTTTTTGTTATTCGACATAAAGAAGCTCCGTTATCTCCACCGCAAAAAATACCTAAATCGTCTCTTCTAAATTTAATTTTTATAGTAACAAGTGACCCTGATGGAACGCTAGCTCTAGTATATCCATCTGAAGCGTTACCAGTAAAACAAGGGTAATTTACTGTTGAGTATTGTAGGTAATTAGTTACTGTAGTTGTTGAGTCAGGATACCCAGGAGAATTAAAAATAGCTTCTGAAGTTATTTCACCTGCAACGGAATAACTAGACACCGTTGTGTCAATGCTAAATCCTTCAGCACGAAGTCGCATATAAAGTCCTGGTACCTCAAGGATATCAGATGAACCTTGAAGAAGATGAAGAAAATTAGTAGGTTGAGAAACCTTGTCTAATACAACGGCTTTTGTTTCTGAATTTAAAATCCCAGTAGAATCTCGCTTAACAATAAGCTCTGTTCCAGCCTCTATCAGCGCTTGGTCTTGACCGATAAGCCTAAACCAATAAGAAGTTGTACTAGGGTCGTAGTAGTATAAAGTTGAGTATATAGTTTCGTAAGCGCCCTTAGATTGCTTAAGGACAAACTTATATGTCTCCGCCCAGCTTGGGGCAGTCATATTGGTGGGGATAGTAACCCGTATCTTATTGATATCGTTACTATTGATAGGCGGAACAAAGACAGCGTTTTGATTGCTCGTTAAAGCAGTCGTAGCCCTTTTATATTCATCCATATAGACAACTCCCACCTCGTAGTCTCGGTTACTATGAAGGCTTTTATTAGAAGACTGTTGCTGTAAAGAATACGAAACATTACTGACATTAAAATACTCAAAGTATTGATTGTCCCCCTCTAAAGTGTTGTTGTACTGAACGCCCAGTATGCTCACTCCAAACTCATCAGTTGAAAGCGGGTCAACATCTATAAAGACCCCTTGAGAAAGCGCCGTTATGCCTGAGTTTACAGTTGTATATCCCGATGGTGCAATTAAAGAACAATTGAATACATCGGTAAACGTACTTCCGTCAGCACAGTTCGCTAAAGACTGGTACGTCCCTGACCCGTTAGCTCCCAGTTGAGATTGGAACTCAGGACTGGTAACCATCTCATAAACACTGCCGTATGTTTGAGGAAGGGTATATACGAAAGATATGGTAAACGTAGGGTGGTTAGGTAGGCCCGCAGAGCCTGTGCCAGAGCCAGAAAAAGAAGCGTGAGTAACGGTAAAAGAAAAGCCAAAGACACCTCCTTGAGCTAATACAGGAGCTGTGGCAAAATCAATTACAGCTTTACCCGTAGTAGTTGGCGCAGCGTTTTGGTCAATACTGTAAGCCTGACTAGCCACATCTCCAGCCGCTTGGAATACCGATAGGTTCTCCGAGACCACCTTAGCGCTGTAGTTGGTATCTATACGAGCCCCCGATGCAATTGTCAAATTATATCCATCGATGTAGTTCCCATACATTAGGCGGTTGCCCATAATAGTCTGAGCTTGCGCCTTAAGCGGTACGTTATCGTAAAGCCTCGCTATCTCTGATTGAGGCAGTAAGGTGTAGATTTTCTGATTGGTAAAGTTGACCGTCTGAACGACGTTATTAGGCCAGCCCTCTTCGCTTTTTATATACTTCTGTATGACCCGAACTGTAGAGTCTGTACCGAGTTTAAAACAAAGGTCAATACCCACTACATCCTCACCTCCTGTATTGATACCCACAACAGCGGTGTTGTAGCGGTTAAGCATACCAGTATTAAAGTTGGTAGCGGGGTCTAAGCTAAAGGGGCTACTCTCAAAAGCTACATCGGTAAACTGAGATAACGCGCTATAGTCGTTATTGACATACTTATATCGGTATGAAAACGACACGAAATGAGATTCTAAATAATCCTCCTCTCCAGGTATATCAATAAGCGTCAGCGTAGGAGCTGCGTTTGGTGGCCTTTTAATAACGTTTATATCGTCATTGGTAATCTGGTCAACGTCGGTTGCCGCTATAGGCTGAGGGTAGTTTTCAACTACGTTAATTTTACGAGGCGGATTGTAATCGTCCGTAAAAAACAGCAGGTCCTCTACCTTATTTACACCCGTTATTAAAAATGTAGGATTAAAATTAAGGACAGATGTACTGATAACGTGATAAGTCAACACCTCGTCTGTCGTTCTAAACGACGCAATTATATCAACGACCCCAGTTACGGATGCTGTATTAGCAGAGTCGTGAATAAACCAGTATATAGTTTCGTTAACGCCATCTTCGAACGCCCCAATACATCGAGCTGAATCACTTAAATCTACCCCCTGATACTGCAAGGTGGTCAAGCGAGTATTACCCTTAGAGTTTTCTACAGAACCTACCTCCGAGCCTTCGGTAGAACCTAGCCTGACGTTTAAGGCATCGATATATTCTCCATTGGGGACAAGGCGTTCATCGACGCTCTTGTTCATACGCCCCTTGATAAAGTTCCTTTTGACGTTCCCCATTATTTAATCCACTTATTCTGTCCACGCAAGTTCATCAATAATCGGCCAGGATGGATATTGCTGATACGGATTTTTGCATTTCGTAAAAGAGCGGTCTTAGACTTTCGATAACGGTTAACTATATACTCCTGAGTTCCCATCTTAGAGTTGAGGATAGCATAAGAGATATACGAGTAGATAAAGTCCTCAAACAATTTATTGACCGTAACTAACGAGTCATCGCCTCCCTCCATACCATCGCTAACGTATTCTAGTATACAGCTCTGACCAGACATAGCCGAGCTAAAGTTTATAACGCCCGCTTTGGGGTCGATACGGAACGTAGGATTGGCATTAGCGGTTTCAGTGTTTAGACCAAACGCAGCGCCTCCAATTGGGAAATCAAAATACCACAAGCCATCAATACACCAGCCTTCGTTTCCGTCGTAAGGGCTGTTCTCGTTGATGTACATTGACCTTAAAGTGCTGTTAAGCCTTTCGGTATCAATAGGTGAGAACTCTGGCTTTAAAGCGGCTCCTGTCTCGTCAAAAAGAATTCTATTGTTTGAGTCTTGTAGGTACGCCTGTGCGCTAGTGATTTGGATGTTTTCCGTTAAAGGGAATACCGTTCCATTTCTAAACAAAGAAACTCGAACCCAGTTTACATAATCGCTAGGAAGGACAAAGCGAAGGTCCTCAGAGACATTAAGCTGCAATACCTTAATCTCTTTGAACGCATCGTAGTTAAGCTCCTGTATGGCCCTCTTAGCGTGAAATAGAATCTTATAGCGAGACTTCTCGTTTACCAACTCGTTATTACCGCTATACATAAGCTGGTAGTTGGTTACGATATCTCGTAAGCTGACATATTGATACGACCCCCAATTGGCATCCTCTGGAGAAGCCCCTGCGTTTTCGTAGTATTGATACTGAGTAAGGTATGCCATATTACTTGCTTTGCTGGTCGGCGATTTGTTCTTGACTTACCGCATAATTTACCACATCAATCTCACGGATAGAAACTCCTGCGTACTGTAAAATTTTATTTACCAAACGAGGCTCGTCGTCATCAGGAAGCTCAAAGTCTTGGTAGTCGGCTTGGCTTTGGTCAAATACAGGTTCGCCTGCCGTAAGTATTGAGTACGTCCAGTTTGGAGGAAGGGGATATCTGATATACTGAATCGTACCTGACGTGATGGTCGCGGGATACGCTGTAGCTGTATTTCCGTTTTGAACAAAAGCGGGGAAGCCAGTCGTAGGAGCCGTAAGAGATGACGCCAACAGTAAGTTAATCTTAGAGTTAGACACCTGCTCTAATTCATAGTTGCTACCTGTAGGAAGTATTTTATTGATTAAATAATAATCAGCGGGAAGAGCAAATGAGTTTGTGGTAAAATTCACAATTGTAGAGAAGTCATCGATAACCTCCTCTAAAGAGCGCAATACATCAGCGTAGCCCGTTCCTGACTGGCGGACATTCTCTTTATTAATCTGGTAATTATAATCGTTAAAGTACTCATCGAATATCTCCAGCTGCGCTTGTTTAGCGTACAGATTAAAATCTGCTGGCGAGAGATAGCCAAAATTGTTCTTATTCAGTATCGATAATACCGTGCTTCTGACCGATTCTATCATAGGTACGCTTTTGACAAAGATAAATCAAAAAAAGGGGCCACAATTTGTGACCCCTTTCTGTTCAATACAATCAAGTATTATTATCCAGCCCCAAGAGCTACAGCACTAACTGTCAATGGAGGCATAATCAATGGAGCTGCATTAGTATAAGACGAAGACATCAACTTAACGACTTCTGCTACTAAGAAATTCTGAACTAGAAAACCAGCATCAGCAGCGTGAGTTAACACGATAGTGTCCGCACCTGCATCTGCGTTATAAATGATTTCGGTAGTCGTATTTGCCGACCCCTGTTTAATCATCATAATGTTAGAAGCATTAATCAATACAGGAGGGGTTTCTGCGTTATTGTAGAAAATATTTAAATACTTTTTCATAGTTTCTATTTTTATGCGGTTCCAATCGCTACGTTAGAAATTGTAGCAGGCACTCGATTAGTAATATCCATTGTAGCTTCAGACCATTTTGATTGGGCTGACTCTACGATGAGCTGTTGAATCACGTCTATCATAGACCCGAGAGCATACGGAGCCGACTCGCTAGCGTGAGTAACCGTAATAACGTCTAAAGTCGTTGTAGCGGCTCCGTTAGCATAATACAAATCAGTGGTAGTAGCGCCGCCTGTGTTAACCCAAAGAAGATTGTCTAGCGGAATAAGTAGATTACCGTAACTAGCGGTTTCTACAGTGAAAAATGAAGCCATCGTTAAAAAATTAGATGATTAAAACCCAAAGATAGGTATTTTAAAAAATCACTCTAGATGCTTCTCAAGCATCTTTAAGATTTCAATTCCGTCATCAGATTTCAAGTAAGCTGAGATAGCTGACTTAGGGTCTTCACCAAACGGAACAGACATCATACGTTTCTTGTTAGTCTTCAAATTAAAGTGGACATCGCGTCCGTTATTGCGAAGTCCCAATAAATTCTTTTCTAGAAATAAAGCCACCTTGCCAAACATATCCATCGAAGGGTCTTCTAAAGCATCTAGGAAATCTTCTGGGTAGCGTTTAGCGAGAATTAAAATATCGCGCTTAAGCTCCGAAGACGAAAGTTTAGAAGGGTCAATTTCTAGTAGTACACGGGCGACCATTTCCATTTCGGTAAGGTCCATCTTACGTGCAGCAGCTAAAGCGTCAGCTTCCAGGACCATATAGTCGAGCTCTTCTTGAGCGTCCTTTTCCTTATCGACTTCAGAAAATGCCGCACCCGAATCAGGATGTAGGCTTAAAAAATGTTGTAGTACCTGGTTTTCTTTTGGTACAGAAAGGAACCCGTCTTCAAAGACGATTGGTTCTAAAATAAAGTTTCCGTCTTGCTCGTCCTCGAAAGGCGTTTTTTGATTGCGAGCATAGCGTAAAGCGCGATTGACTTGTCCGTCAAAATACATAAGCGGCTTACGAGCGGTATTGCGGGAAGACAGCGTAAAAGTTAACGGTGCCACATCGCGGTTGAGTTTGTAGACCTTGTCTACAATAGGATTTGAATTTTTCATTCGATTGAATTTAAAGTTTAAAAAGAAAAAGGGAGGAGGTTTTACTGCCCCCTCCCTTTCAGAGATTAGTCACGGAACAAGAAGAAGTTGTTGGCACCTAAAGTGCAAACAGCTCGTTCAGACAAGAAGTTAACTTGCATCTTATCGATAGAGCTATTGACTGCTCCACCAGCAGAACCAGTAATCCAAGTCTTGTAACGACGGTCTTCAGTTTCTGAAGCGCGGTACCGAACGTGAAGGAAAGGTCGCTTAGCATTCTTACCCATAATCTGGTCGTATACAGTTGTTGAGCCAGCTGGCACCAATAAACCATCTACCTTACCCGAATTAAGACCACCACGCATAGTTGGGTCGTTCAAGTACTTCCAGTCAGACTTATAGAAGTCATAGCCACGACGGAAACCACGGAAACCTAGGTTCAACGCCATCTCTTCGTCATTGTCAAAGAGACCGTAAGAAGTACCACCAGCTCCGTAAGAGTTCTGAGCAGCCAACATATCATCAATAGCAAATGAGAAGTCACGGTTAACGAAGATTACATTCTCTTCGATAGAACCCTGCTTATCCAATCGCTGGATAATAGTGTCAAACTCAGCCAATGTAGTTGGGATACCTTGGAATACATTTCCTCGAGTATTTACTACATAGAAGATTCCGTCAGAACCAGCATCTGTACTTCCAGCAGCGCCACCAGTAGCAGAATTAGCAGCAGGGCTAAGCTCAGCCAATGCTCCAGAACCAGCTACAGCAGGTACAGCTTCAATCATAGCAGTCTCCAAGTAGTCGTCAAAACGAAGACGTGTCTCGTGCTCAGACTTCAAATACCATAAGTATCCAGTAGCTCCGTTCTCGGTAGTTACTTCAACCCAACCGATTTGAGCCATATCAGAACCATTAACACTATAAGTGTCCTTCAAGATAATAGGCTTATTCTCAAAGAAGTTGTCTTCAGCTTCTAAAGAACCAACCATTGTATCTGTTCCTTTAGCAAACTCAGAACCGTATACAAATACAGTACAAGTAGTGTTTTGAGGAAAGTTTTGAGTAGTCTCGTAATACTTTACCTTAAAGGTAAAAGTACCACCTGCTCCAGTAGGAGTGCTAGAACCTTCAGTTACAACGGCTTTATTGTTCAATGTTGATGCGCCTGCGTTAGCAGAAATCATAACGGTTTGACCAACTCGCAAAGCCGCTGTTGAAACACCAGCAGGTAGAGTTACAGTAAACGTGTGCTCAGCAGCAGCAGAAGGTGCTGTGTCAGCATTACAGTTTGTATACTTAGTATGCAAACGTCCTTGCTCAGCCCATTTGATAAGGTCAGAGTTAGAAGGCATCTCCGCTCCTACCATACGTAAGAATCCAGAAACAGTACGGTTACCGTAACGCTCGAATTCTTTCTCGTAGGTATCAGGAAGATACTGGTTTAAGAAATTAAAATTAGTAATGTAGTTCGTTTGAAGAGCTACTTTACTTGGTGCTGGATTCAAATCGAATCCAGGGGATGTTAATACAGCCATTTTTTTTGTTTTAAAATATTACACTCGACGGGCGCTCTTAATTTTGAGGCCACGTCCCGAATCGGAACTTACGCTCCGAATTTGCACCCCATCCTTATTAGCTGTCTCAGGTACTCGCCGCGAATCCATATTAATATTTTTGGACTTACGACTTATATCTTCGACGCCATCAGACTTACCCTGCTCATAAAAGAACTCGGCAAATTTAGAAGGATTCATTGCCACGCTTAAAGCCTTGTGGTATCCCGCAGCGTCTTTAATCAACCCGTCATCCCCTATAAACTTATTTACGAAGTTCATAATATCTAACTGAGCCGACTTTAAGTCGCTAGCGTTGCCTGGATTAAAAGTGACGTCCTTTTCTCCGACTGCAAATTCAAAACCTTTGAATTTATCAGAAAAAACTTCGTCAGTTTGCTTCCGAAACCACTCGTTACGACGAGTGTTCTCTTGTTGGACACTACTAGACTCTTTCACGTATTGTTGATAGGCTTCAAAGTTCTCCTTCTCTTCTCCAGACAACGGGTTACCACTTGACTCAAGGGGTACCTTATATTGCTCTTGAAGGTCAGAAAAATATTTCTTGGCCTTATTAACCACCTTTTTCTTAGCTACTTTTTGCTTACGTACAAAAGACTCCTCATCGAGGTCTTCATCATAAGTTAAGTCTTCTACCATACCCTTTACATCGTCGGCATCTAAGCCTTCTTCAGTAGCTAGGTAGTACTCCGCTAAGAGAGTATCTGTATCGACAGCCTCATAGTCTTTGTTGAGTTCAACAAAATCCTTAAGGCCGCGACCAGTTTCTTTTTTGAAACGGAAATAAGCGTCTACATCTTCAGGAAGTTCTGGAGCGTTATTACGCTGTTCCAAAAGCTCGTCTAAGTTATTGACTTCTTTTCCGTATCGGTCTTTTAAGAAAGAAAGAACTTGCTCTTCATCTAAATCAGAAGAGATTTGTGTCGGTTCCGACACAATTTCCTCTACTACTTCAGGTGAATTCTCATCACTAAATTGAGCTTCGTGCTTTTCAAGAAGTTCTTGCTCTATTTCAGCAGTAGATTTTTCTTCCAAAGCTCCTAGGTCTCGTACTTTAATTTCCATTAGATTTAATTTGTGCGAAGATAACTATTTTAAAATCCTTCATCGTGGGTCAAATTCAGCAAGGTCGAAGCCATCTAGGCTGTCCTCATTGGATTCAAAATTGATGGGAGGTAAGTTATTCTTACGCTGATTGATTAGTTTAGACTGCTCTGTATTTTGCTGGCTGATACGCTTGCCTTTAGCATCTTCTCGCATATCCTCTCTTCCCGCAATTAGCTCTTCATCAAGCCCCTTAAGCTGCATATTAAAGTTAAACTCCTGCTGCATAAGTTGGTTTTTCAGCTGAGCCTCCATCTGCATACGCTCAATATCGAACGCTACTTCGGCCTGCTTTACCTGAACTTTTTGTTGCCCTTCTGCCTGGATTTTCATCATCTCAGAATCGGCAGCAATTTTTTGAGACTGGAACTGCTGCTGCATCTGTGTTTGTTGCTGCTGCAATTGCATAGCCTCCTCGCGCTCCTGCTTTTTCTTGCGCTTTAACTTAAGAAGTTGGTTGGCAAGTTTAATATTTCTAATCTCCCGAATATCAATGGCATCCTCTAAGTTGATGTCATTTTTAGAAAGCGCCATCTGGATATTTTGCTCCAGCATAGCCTTCTGTTCTTCATCAGGAGCTACTTCAATAAATACCCCGAAGTCATAGATATATAAATCTTTGATATCGTTAAGGATAGATACATTGTACTTGCCAATTTGATTTGAAAACTCTTCTTTAAAATCAGCGTACTCCAATATATCAGCTACTCGGCACGAAAGGGCTTCGGCCATAGATTTAAGGATATAAAGGCTTCCGTCTAATATATGCCGTGTAGCTACATTAGAGTTTAAAGCCGCCAACTTCTGTACACCAACTAAAGCATAGGGGTCTGGTGTAGAGCCATCACGCGCTTCGTTAAGACCCGTTATATCACGTATCATACTGAGATAGTGATTGTAGTTGCCGATAAGAGCACTAATCTTCGACTGTCCCGAGTTACTGGTAAGCTGCTGGATAGGAACGCGGGCGTTATTAAACTCGCCGTCCTGGGTATAGCTTCTACCTATAACACTACCTGTCTGGAAATATAGCCGCAAAGCATCTTCTGGGTTATATGCGTTACCCGTACCCAGGTCGACTTCGTTAAGTCCATCGGCATCGATAAAGACACCGTCAGGGACAATACGAGACATCACCTGCTGTAACTTAAGGTGCGTAATTTGTATCTGGTCAGCTAAAGGAATCATACGACGAACTAACGACTCTATATTTCCTTTGTACATACGAGGCGCACACGCTACGTAATTAGGAACTGCATATTGAGATGCCGATTTAGGTCGGACCATATTTTCTGCCATCTCCCACTTAAGTAGGATGCTGGTTCCCATAACCATAACACCCTCATACCATACATCGATAGTCTTTTCGATTTTCTCAAAACGACCCTCTTCCATCATCTCATCTGGCGGGTTGAATGTATCGTCTTTCTCGATAACCTTACTTCCGCCCGTTTCGTTAATCTTCTTCTTATAGACAAACTTCTTAGTCGTCTTATAATTAAAATACATCAGCGTAGCGGTATCTCGATAGAACATATCGTTTTGATAAAGCTCCGCTACGTTATAGTAATCATACCAACTTTGAGAATACTTAGAAATTTCCTCTAGGTCTTCCCTGGTAAGGGTAGGGTCGATTTTAATCAGCTCTGTAATAGCTACCGTTTTAATCTCACCCCAGTAAAAAGTATCTTTAAAGTATGGGTCTTCAGTATAGCTGTATACCACATTAGCAGGGTCTACATACTCTACCCGTACCCCGTCTCCCTTCAAAAACTCGTGCTTTGCAATACCAATCCCTAAAGTAGTTAGGTCATAGTCTACCCGTTGGCGTGTCTCGCTATAATGATTTTGGTCCAACAACGTATTAATCGCCGTCTCTTCTGCAATTTCAATAGCAGGCTTATAGTTAAGCTGCATATAAAGAGATAGCTCTTCATCGCTGTTGGGTAAATCGTCAGGAGCTACTGTAAAGGGGTCAACGCCAAAGTCTTGCTGAACCTGTAGTAATAAATCTTTAGAGACCATCTGGGCCTCTATCATATCCTGGTATTTACTGCGTTTAGCAGAAGACATAGCATCCTGAGCATATGCCTTTACATCAAACAACCTGTCGGACATACCGTTAACTACAATATCAACAAACTTAGGTATGATAGGAATAGGTGTCCAGTCCAGATTGAGATACGAAAGGTCACCATCTGTAGATAGCTCGTTTTTGTATTTCGCTACCGATTGCTCCCCGCGAGAGTACAGGCGTAATCGATTAAATTCTCGCCATTGGCTATAGAATCTACAACTGTTACCATCTCTTTTAAACCACTCATACTGAATGGCTTGGCCTACTTGAATTCCAAACTCACTACTTGCTTTTTCGGAGTCAGAAACAAATTGAGTAGGGAACGAGGTAGATGCTATATTGACTTGAACATCTCTCATTATTTAACTAGTTCGCTGATGTTTCCACGGTTGTTGTATCTAGCAAAGGTAACAGATATTTTCGATTGCTTTTCTTCGGGTTGATATACGTGTTTTTGATTCGCCATAATTGCCAATCCCGAACTGATAGTAGCATCAAATTTTGTCCTGTTATTGATATCAAATTTAGCCCAGTCTTCTAAGGTTCGAGTAAACGGCATCACTCCGATATCCCCTGCCGAACGATAAGTTCCTTCTAAATCTATACCGATATGTTTTTCAATATACGATTCTATAGCAGAAGCGTGAGACTGCTTGACGTCCTCAGAACTATTGGGTATACCTCCAAGTTCTTTCTCTGTTTTAGAGAGTTTATTAAACTTCTTGTCGGGACGGTTCATAGAAAACTTTCGATAGCCTCTATGTTTAAAATGATAGAGAAGCCTTGGTTTATTATTCTCCGTTAGGATAGGCATACCATAGAAAATACAGGCCATTAGTACCTCTTCAAAAAATATCTCTGCCGTTTGAGGACGTGCTACATACTCTAGAAAAAACTCACTGCTCGGGGCGTCATCCATATTAAACTTAGTCATCCCGTGAAGAGAACCATTAGAACCTCTTCCGCCGACTACGCCTGATATATCATAAGGGTCACATCCAAACGACCCTATATGTTCATTGCCAGGAAATTTCATCCCGTTGCGCGTAATAACATTGTTTTGTAAATGGGCAGGAGGTATCCATCCCAACACAAATCTACCGTTACGCTCTGGAGTCCAAATTACCTTGGTGTCTTTCTCTCCGTTGAGCCAATGAAACGAACCACGAGTAAGGTAATGCTCCTTAATCATCGTATCGTTATAGTCTATCTGCTGGTATATCTTGGTAAGATTAAATAGCGACTGTTTGCTTTCATCTCTAAAAGCGTGAGACTCCGTCCTAGGGAACTGCCTATAGAATTCGTTAAGAGCGTCAGGGTCATTTTTTAATGACGCCACTTCATTCTCCCAATAGTCAATAGCACCAATTTTAATAACACTTCCGTCAATGCCTTTAGATGCAATTGCAGGAGTCCTAAAAATTGGCATCCCATAGATATCTATATAACCCTCAAAATTCCATTCCATAGGAATAAAGAGACTGTACATACCGCTTTTAGTTTGCCCGTTAGCATTGCGGTTGCTGACGTCAGATTGCGAAAATAAAGTCTTATAGTTACCACCCCCTTTACTCAGCGCATTAGAAGTAGAACCCATCATACACTTACCTATAATGCGGCTACCTAGTCGCAGGCAAGTTTTAGTAACGCGCCAGTTATTGAGGATGTTCTCTGGCTTCTCCCACTTCCCGCTCTCATCGTGTACCAGCAATAGGAGCTTCTCTCCGTCATAGCTGTTGTCTGATGTATTCTTCCAATCTATAGTTGTGTCAAGACCATCTAACTCGTTATCCTCATCCAAGTACATATTGCGCTTGGTAATTTTAGAGGCGGGGATACGGTAAGCTAGCTCGGTCTTTGGCTTGTCCATACCGTCCTGGATAGGCTTAAAGAAAAACGGATAGTTTGCCGATATAGGAACGACCTTATCCGTAAACATCTTCTTAGCGTCAGAACCCGTTTTAGAAAGTATACCTACACGCGCGTCTTTAGCTAACGTACCGATATTAACGCATTCTGAAGAACCCATAAAAGAAAATCCTGAACGACGAATCTTTAGGTAGCACATACCAAAACTTCGGGCGTCGGCCTTACACGCTTCCCAAAATATATAGAATATGCGATTGGCTTCTCTAAAGTCAGGAAGTCCTACGTCGATTTTAGTCCATTGAAGGTAGCTATAATGAGACCCCGTTACATACGTAGACTTACCGTTATTCATAAACCACACGCCGTTCTCTCTACGGTTAAACTCCTCTTCTATAAAATCTACCCACTTATCTTTAAACTCGGTAGGCATTTCATTCCACTGAAAGATAGTCTTGATACGAGAGAGTTCTTTAGGATATTGAAGCGGTTGCCAATACTGCTCTTTTTTATTCTTACTACGCTGTATCGGCTCTTTATTTTTAGCGGGAAGAGCAATACGAAGTCCCTGGATATCCACGACATCTCCTACAGTTCCGTCTTTGGATATAACGACAAAATCATACTTTTCATTGTAGCCATACTCCCAGGTTTTACCTCTATTTTTTGCCGCCATCGCCGCAGGAGGGACGATATCAGTAAGGTAGGTAAGAAGGTTATTTTGACCGTCGTTCTGCAAAGCCTTGTTTGGTATTGGTAGATGAGTCGCCGCGTTTTTCAGCTGCTTCTAAATTTTCTTTCTCTTGTTCAATTCGATTGAGTATCTCAAGAGCATCGAATATAGCTAGTTTTTTAGTAGCCGCTGCGTTCTTAAGCCTATCGGCTGCTAGCTCGTCTTCGATATCAGGCTTTATAATATCCTCTTTAGCGACTTTAATAAGCTGCTCTACAGCTCTATGGCCTGCTTTTATAATCTCTAGTTTAAGCTCTTTTATATTCATAAGACCATCGTTATGTTCTCAGTATACATACGATAAAGCTTTTCCCCGTCGACGGTAAACTCGTATTCACTTTGCGGGGTAAAAGAAATCTCATCGCCTTCTTTAACTCCTAGCTTTTCTAACTGCTCGTTGCCATAGCGAAGAGTCCCAAAGAGAGGTTCTTCCTTAACGAACTTCTTTATCCACGATTCTTTTTCTTCTACAGGCTTTACAAAACAGTACTTGCTGTGGGCTTTCCACTGGTCGTCTTTTTTGTACAAGAAGAATTGCTCTTCTTCGATAAAAAATAGCTGGTCTTTAAAGTAGCTACGCCCACTTTTTTGAACGCCTTTCATATCGTAATAGTATTTAAATACATTATGATGGACGAGTAGGGTATCTCCTTTAGAAATAGGACCTGTATAAGAAATGGGGGTTGCCTCTACTATAGCATAACGATTAGAAAACCTATGGTCTTCTTGAGAGGAGCTTACGATGAATTCTACATCACCCATCTCTCTTATGTTATCGTACCTGGTATCGTTAAGTGGCTGAACTATAAATGCGTCTGGTGACCTCATTAAAAGTTAATGTTGTACTCTACGGACACAGGCATAGAATGAGAGAAGTGTTTCCACAGAACTATCTCATCGTTGCGCTCTATCCATATTTGGATTGAATTTGATTTAACCTCACTTTTTATGAGGTGGATTTTATAACCGCCCCCTAAAACCTCCTGCCCTATTAAATAGTGCATAGCCGACTTATAGTCAGGGCCTATAGAAATTTTACGGATAAGCATAGTTTAGATAGAATGAACGACAACGCTTACGTGCGAACAGTCTATGTTCGCAATTGCACTGTTTTTAACTTTAATTTTTAAGCTGTCGCCAAAAACCAAATTGGCAATACAGGTCATAACTAAATTAAACTCAGTACTGTTGCCTGTTTCTGTTACGCTACTTGTAGAGGAAACTATATCTGTCTCAGTTCCACCTGAAGTCTTCTGTGTTATTAAACCCGTAATAACATTATTATTAGATGCTTTTAAACTTAACACCACTGTTACTTGAGAAAGCAGTGTAGTCTGTGGCGTATTTACATTTGACACCAGTTCATTAGTGGCGGTATACCCGTCAGACAACCCTGTAGAAAGCACCACATTTAAATCAACATAAGTATCCGCCGCTGATATAGTTGTTGTAGCTGCCGCATTAGAAAATGCGTCGATATAATAAGCAGGAGCTGTCGCTGAAGACAGTGATTCTACAGTAATATTTTTAGTTGCATTAGAGTCGTTAGCATCGCTAACAACAATCCTATCGGAAGGGCTAGGAGTAACTGTTGCGTATGTACTAATCTTAGGCATAGTCGTGAGGTTTAGTATTCAAAGGTAATCAATCTCTATTTTTCCTTACAGCACTCCCAAAGAAGTAACCAAAGATACTTAAGACGATACCCTCAGTAATTCCGATGAGGTGAATCCAAACCTCTTTATTGGGTTCTGGAATGGTTAAATAGACAATGGCATATATAATAAAAGCGAAAGAACTCAAGCCAATTATACCCGTTAGGTTGAACATAAGGTCAAAATTGCTAGTCTTAGAAATCTCTACCTCGCGCTTACGTGCGGAGTCCCTATCCGACACCTCTAATGCATAAAGCTCTTTAAGATGATTGTGGCCCTGTTCTTTGTCAGCAGGGTCCATCTTAGGGTCGTCGTCTATAAGTCGGCTTATGATGCCTAAAACGCCCGCGTCAGGGACTACATCGCCTACAACACGTAAGATATCGGGAGCTTTGGATTTAAGCCACCCTGCCATCTTGGTATCGCGGAACTTTTTCTTTTCGTTTACGCCCATCGGTACTCTGCTGTTGCGTCAAATGAAGGGCAAGCTTTATTAGAAAAATCGTTATGAGAGTGAACCTCTGCATTGCAATGCAATCGTTTAAGAGTACATATAAGCATCGTAAGAGAATCGACCTGCTCATCGGTCCTAGTGTCCATAGGTTCGCCGTCTTTATCAAGACCTCCTATATAGCAAATACCAATAGAGCCCTCGTTATGGCCTTTACAATGAGCTCCAGTAAGTTTTAAATCTCTGCCGTATTCAATTACCCCGTCTAGGTTAATAACAAAGTGGTAGCCTATATCAGAGAACCCTCGAGCTTTATGCCATCGGCGGATATCGTCCGCAAAAAACTCTTGCTCTTCTTTTGTAGCCGAGCAATGGACAATAATTTTATTGATATCTCTCATCGTCCTTGACCGCGATAGGGCTTTTTACGCCCTTTGCTTTTGGTTAAACGGCTAGTGTTTTTAGAGTGTATACCAGGTCGTTTTGTACAGCTAGAGGCAGACTTGATATTTACTACAGACTTTGCCATTTTATTGATTACTTAATTTATAGATACGGTCGTCTAGTTTTTGAAGGACCTGCTTTATTTCTTGGATATCTTCTTTAAGCACCGTTACGTCTTTACTGGTAGACATAATAGCGCTATCAATAAGTTCATCGTGAATTTTAAGCTCTACAGATGACACCTGCGGAACAGGGAGTTCTTTTGCCTCGGCTATCTCACTCTTCAGAGTAAAGTACATCCCAATGAATGTCGACAGCACTACCCCCAAACTGATAAAGTCTTTTATCCCTAATGATAGCTTGGTATCCTTGTCGATTTCGATTCCCATTTTTTCTAATCAGTATAAAATTTATATATCGATTTATAGTTGAATTAGATTTCATTAGGTAGAAGATATTACTCTTCAATAAAGTCAACGTCCTCAGTCAATTCTTCAATAGGGTCTGGTGGGAACCATCCGTTAGCCTCCATATACGCTTGGTCGTGGACCGTACACTCGGTGGGGATAATCTGTTCAAAAAGAACCGTTGAAGACGTAGTGATAAGCGTAGTAAGGGCGTCCATCTCTGCTTGTGGCATTAAAGGAAATAAAGACTGTAGCTCGGTCAAGTCGACCGCTGCGTTGACATAGATAACCCAGTCTAAAATAATAGACAGCGCTGCTTCCCCTGTAGTAGGATGGATGGCAGAGCCAAATAAATTGAAGCTTGCCTCGTCAGGGTTCTGGATAGATTCTGGACGGGTGATACAATACAACTGACGTGAGATAGCTGCTGCTCGCTCCTCAGATGTAAGCCCTCCTTCGGGAGGTACGATTAGATAGTTACTCATATTGTGTAAAGATAACGATATTAATAGATGACGTAGAAATTATTGATGTTGGTTTCAATTCCTGTTAGGTTGTTTGTTTCGTCTATTGGATACACAATAAATTCTTGCATCGTTCCAGACCAAGTAATACCGTTATTAATATACGCGCCAATCCTCATTTGTGTCGTATCAAGACTCCCTGTCAGAAGCGCCAAGGCAATCGGATACTCGACTGTATTCTTGAAAACTCGAAAGCCATTCGATGTGGTACCTGCTGTAACGCTGAATAAATTTTGATTTGTGTCGTTTACAGTATAAGTTATAGGTGACCTGCTACCGTAATAAAACCTGTCAGAGTTTGAGCCTGGTGAATAATGCCAAATCCTATTTGTGTTCGTACCTCCCAAAACAAATTGCATTGCGGCGTTTGAAGTATTGTTACTAGCGCAAACTGTGCTTATTGTTATATCGCCTTGGTCTAAATTAGGATAGCTAATTAAGAAATAGTCACTAGAGCTCCTAATGAAATTAATCGCAGGCTTACCGTTCTCCGTTGTCACAGCACCCGTTGACCCATCGTAAATCTTAGGTCGGTTGGGAGACGAAACTTGAGTAGCGTTGTTCCCACTACCACTCTGGTCGTACCAAGTCTGTACGAACACGTCATTACTGCCTCCATAAGCAATAATAGCAGCCGTGTCCAACTCTCCGTTGCTATCGAAGCCTACATCAAGAGTGGCTCCACCTACGGTGTCCTGTACTTTAATAGCGCTACCCGTATAGGTAGAGCTTAGACGGCGTAAGCTATGTCCAGCTCTCGCACCTGGGTAGGTATCTAAAAGTAAAGAACCGCCCGTAGCTGGCTTATCTATAAGATTGATGGACCCTAAAGCTGAGACATCAACTCCGTCAAAATTAGATATATTGGCGAAATCAATTCCGCTTACTTTTTGAATAGTCGCCATACTAAGACATTTTTAAGCTAGTGTGATGAACGAACTGTCTGGATTTATATAAGCAATTTTATTGGTTACGTCCAAAACATAACCTACAATTCGAACAATAAATCCTGTGGTTCCAGTAGGTTGCGTGTCCGTTAAAAGACCGTCGGTTGTAGATAAATAAATAGGAGCCCCCAACGTAGTAATGCTAGAACTTGAGTCCAGTACGATATTACCCTCGCGGAGCATTGACGAAGAATTAGTAGAAGCTGCAATAGCAATAATACCCGTAGACTTAGTGCTATCAGTAGCATTGGAAGCTTCCCACACAGAGCCAGTCCAATAATAAGCTTGACCAAGCGTCGTTGCACCAGAAGCCCAAGCGTTAAAGAAAGTAGAACCAGGTGAATAATCTCCTGCTGCTGCACCCGATGGGTTTTTCTCTAGGTTAGCTCCTGCTCCAGATAAAAAATTCGTAGGGGTAATTTTGATGTTACCCGCCGCCGTAAGACCGACTATCTCAGTTACATTTCCTACAGTTGTCTCAGCTGTAAACTCTGAAAATTTTACGTTTGCCATAATATTAATTTAAGGAATTACAGTCCAATCTTTTGAAGGGTCAAAATACATCTCTTTGTTATTTATTTTATACCCTATTACCCTAACGACATTTCCTGATGCGGTAGGACGAGTTGATGTTGCACCTCCATCGGTAGTGTCTAAGTAAACAGGTGAACCATTGCTGCCTGTTAAAGTACTTGCCTGTACAATATTACCCTTTATAATCATTCCAACTGAACCGACTGAGTACGCGAACGCTGTCCAAGCCAAGAAACCTGTGGATACATTGCTTTCTGAAGTTGCATTTGATGGAGTAACTGTTACTCCCTCGATAACATAGAATGTTGCGGGTGTTAAAGTAACAGTAGTAATACTCCTATACGACTCTACTCCCCTTCCAAAATATGTGGGAGTTGTGTCGTCTGATGATGCGTAATTATTTTGTAGCAGATACGTTATAGAACTGAAGTTCATTGTATTGGTAGACGAATCGTATTTTATATTAAAAAAACACTTCAACTCATCTTCCGTATCCGAACAAAACACCATACGCCCATCACCTTGAAAATCTACTGTAATATCTCCGCCGCCAATAAGGTCTGACACTTCTTGAAGAGTGTAAGCTTCTCTACCTGCGTTAGCTTGAGCCGAGCCTCGGTTTACGGTGTCTACACCTGCGGCTACAGTATGTATCTTATCTGTGAGTTTAATTGCCATCTTAATAAATCGAATAAAAGTCGTTGATGTTGGTTTCAATACCTAATTCATTTCCACTATATGCAGCATAAATGATTGATTCCTGCACCCGTTTAGATGTACCACCCTGTAAGCTTGGATGTTTGCCGATAAAATAAAGGTCTGCGGTACCTGTGTTTCCTACGTCTGTATTCGTGCCGACAGATGCCCCATTGAGTCGAGCGTGTCGCGTCGTGCCATCATATGTACCTCCGTTAAGAACCTGAGTGGCTGCTACTATTGTACCGCCAACTGCCACTTCAAAGTTTGTAGCATTAGAATGATACCGAATTTGAGCGTTTGATGAATTTGTACCAATCATCACACCCCTAGTTGCTCCACCAATTTGAACCCCTGAAGCGTATTGGTTTCCAACATTTATTGTATCGTAAGATGCCACGCAATAAAGCTCGTTTTCAATAACCCCCGTAAACGCGGTGGCGCTGGTGCTTTGTAAAATCTGACTGTTTGAAGTAAATTCTACCGCAGGCTTCCCGTTCTCCGTTATCACCACTCCCGTTGTACCGTCATAAATCTTTGGACGGTCAGCAGACGTAGCTTGAGTTGCGTTATTACTATTGCCGCTCTGGTCGTACCAAGTCTCTACGAAGACGTCGTTAGAGCCTCCGTAAGAAATAATAGCAGAAGTATCTAACTCTCCGTTGCTATCGAAACCTACATCTAGCGTAGACCCGCCTACGGTGTCCTGTACCTTAATAGCAAAACCTGTGTAGCTCGTGTTGAGCTTACGCAAAGAGTAACCCGCAGAAGCATTAGGATATAAATTTAAAAGAAGAGGCGTAGGCCCGTAAATGCTGTAGAAATCGTTGATGTTGGTTTCAATGCCTGTGCGGTTGGTGGATTGGTCGGAATTATAAATAATAAACTCTTGTCCGAAAGTGTACATTTTCTGTCCGCTTCGAGTCAATCCAAAGCCGCCCGTCCAAGTGCTGAAATCACCCGAAACGGTTAGAACGCTTTGCGATTGCAGCGCGTCCCAAATATCGTTACGCGTTGCTCCAATTGAAGTTCCGTTACTGAATTGCGATAAGCTACCAATTCCCGCGCTACTTGCTCCTGTGTTGCCGTTAATTCCTAAGCCGTAATATTCGACAACAGAACCAACATCGATTCCAATCCTTGGTAATGCTTCCAAGCCGTTCGATTGAAGGACGTTGAAAATATAGGTTGTCGAGGCTCCGTTCCAAGTCGTGTCTGCCATAAAATCTCCCGCCTTAAAATCAAGCGAAGGTTTGCCGTTGTTAATCACCACCGCACCCGTTGTACCATCATAAATCTTTGGACGGTTAGCAGACGTAGCTTGAGTAGAGTTATTACCATTGCCACTCTGGTCGTACCAAGTCTCTACAAAGACATCATTAACACCTCCGTAAGCGGCAATAGCAGAAGTGTCTAACTCTCTGTTACTATCAAAACCTACATCAAGAGTCGCTCCACCTACGTTGTCCTGTACTTTAATAG